GAATCCCGCGCATCCCTCCGATCTGGGCGGGTCCCTGCTGCGCGAGCGCATTCGCGCCGAATACATCCTGCACCTTTACGATCCGCTGCGCGTGCAGCAGACCCGCGGCATTCCGTGGTTCACTCCGGTGATGCTTGAAATGCGCATGGTGGGCGGCTACATGGAAGCGGAGCTGGTGGCTGCGCGGGTGAGCGCCGCGAAGATCGGTTTCCTCGAGCACACCGAGGCTTCGGCCTATGAAGCGCCGAATGAAGACGAAACGTCGAATGGAGCGCCACGCCGGATGGAAGCCAATCCCGGAGTGATCGAGGAGCTCCCGCCAGGACTCACCTTCAAAGAGTGGAATCCTGAACACCCCGCCAACGCTTTCCCGATGTTCATCAAGGCCGCGGTGCGCTTCATTGCCGGAGGCCTCGGCGTCTCCTACAACGCGCTGGCGGCCGACCTCGAGGGCGTGAACTACAGCTCGATGCGGTCCGGCCTGCTGATCGAGCGCGACCAGTGGAAGATGTGCCAAAGCTTCATGAAGGAAAACTTCCTCGAGCCGGTTTTCAAAAGCTGGCTCTCGATGGCCCTGCTTTCCGGGGAACTGAAACTCGATTCGCGCGACCCCTCGCGCTTCCTGGAAGGGAAGTGGGAAGGCCGCGGCTGGCCCTGGGTGGATCCGCTCAAAGACGTGCAGGCCTCGATCCTGGGTATCGGCGCCGGCCTGAAGACGCGCGACAAGATCATCGGCGAAGAGGGCGGCGACGTGGAGGAAGTATTCGAGCAGATCAAGCGCGAAAAGGAACTGGCCGAAAAGCTCGGCCTGGAATTCACGATCGAAGCGAAGGCGCCCACGGTCGACAAGGGACCGAAGGAAACGGAGACGCCCTCGGATGAAGAGCCGGCCAATCCCGACGCCACAGTGGAAGCCAAGGGCGGCCGAAAACTCGCGGTACTCGGAGCGCGAAAGTGAAAATCGAAAATCCAGCAGCGGCCGAAGAGCGCAAGCCGCTCGCCGCCGGCGAAAACCAACTGCCTTTACTGGCCCGCAATTTCGAAATCGAAGAAATGAAGCCGGTGCGCATCGTGCGCGCAGCAGGGAAGCGCGATTGCGATCCGCTCGAACCGGACGAGATCCACGACGTCGACGACAGCGATGGCGCAGAGGGTGACGACGATCTCGGCGCCGACGAGCCACTGGACGATCCGGACAAGCCCCGCGGCAATGACGACGACAAACAAGAGCTCGAGGCCGAGGGGAAAGCCGGGGATAAAAAGAAAAAGAAGAAAAAGGGCCGCAACACCTTCGCGATCACCATCAGCTCGGAATATCCGGTGGAGCGCTGGTTCGGCCGCGAGATCCTCGATCATTCGCCCGACTCTGTTGATCTATCGCGCGCGAAGCTGGGCCTGAGCTTCCTCGATTCGCACGATATGCGGGCCATTGTGGGCATCGTCGAAGGCCTGCGCGTTAGCGATAAAAAGCTGCGCGGGGTGGTGCGCTTCAGCAGCAACGCGCCGGCGCAGGCCGTGAAGCGCGATATGCGGGACAAGATCCGCAAATTCATCTCCGTGGGCTATGCGGTAAACGAATACAAGCTCGAGGAATCATCGAAGGAAAAGGGCGATACCTATCGCGCCTCGCGGTGGACGCCCATGGAAGCCAGCTCCGTGAGCGTGCCTGCCGATCCCACCGTGGGCGTGGGCCGCGCGCAAGAAGGCGATCGCCTATTTTCCGTAACTGTCACTCGCAGCGAAAGTTCTTCAACTCCAGAAGTTCGAAATATTCCGGAAGCGGCCGCGGCCGCCCCGACTCAAACCGCGCCGGCGGCACCGGCAGACGCAACACAAAGGAAGGTCACCGTGGAACCCGTAACAATTACAGCGGAACAATCCCGCGCGGCCGCCGCCGAAATCTTTCGGCTCGGCAAAGCGCATGGGATCGATCACGAAGTAACCGTGAAGATGGTCGAGGAAGGGAAGACGGTCGACCAGGCTTCTCGCGAAATCTTGGCCGAAGTGGCAAAGCGCGGCGCCAAGGCGCTTGCGCAGCCGGCCGCCGAAGAGCGCACCGAGCGCTTCGATCTTACCGATCGCGAGAACAGCCAATACAATCTGGCGCGGCTGATCCTCACGTCGGCAAATCGGCACGACGGAAACGGCGAGGAAAACTGCATGGAGATGGAAATCTCCGACGAGCTCCGGAAGCGCGCTCGGAGGGCCGGGCACGCAGTGCACGAAGGCGGAGTCTTCATGCCCTGGTCCATCCGCAACAGCATCACGCCCGAGATGGCGGCGAAGTTCCCGCAGCTCGTGCCGCCGAAGCGTGAAGTGGTGGTTCCCGGCAAGCGCGCCGGCCTGTATACCGGCGGTTCGACCGTCGGCCAGACGCTGGTCTTCACCGAGCCTGGCGAATTCATCCAGTTCCTCTACAACCGCATGCGGGTGAAGGAGCTGGGTGCGCGCACGATCGCGGGACTCCGCGACAACGTGAGCTTCCCGAAGCAGACGGGCCGCGCTACCGGCTCGTGGGTCACCGAGAATCCCGGCAGCGATGTCGGCGATTCGAACCTGACTCTCGGGTCCGTCACCAGCTCGCCGAAGACGTATCAGTCTTCCTCGAGCTATTCGCGGCAATTGCTCGCGCAGGCTGTGATCGACGTGGATACTCTCGTCCGCGAAGATCTGGCACGCGATCTCGCGCTGGCCGTCGATAGCGTCGCCATCAAGGGCGGCGGATCGAACCAGCCGACGGGAATCGTGGCCACCAGCGGCGTGCAGAGCTACGTCGACGCGGCCGATGCCGGCAATGGCGGAGCGATGGTCTGGGCGGACTACATCGCCATGGAAAAGCTGCTCGAAACTGCGAACGCCGATCAGCTCGGCGATCCCGCGTGGCTCACTACGCCGGCCCTGAAATCCTCGGGGAAGACGACCGCGCGCTTGGGCAACACCATCGGGCTGCCGATCTGGGCGGACGACAACACGATCGACGGTAAAGAGGCGCGCTCCAGCAACCAGGTGGCTTCGAACGGCACCAAGGGCAGCGGGACGGCTCTCTCGACGCTGATCCTGGGCGTATTCGATACGATGCTCATCAACATGTGGGGCAGCGGCTTCGAATTCATCGTCGATCCCTACCGCCTGAAGAAGCAGGGGATGATCGAATTGACCACCTTCATGCTGGTCGATGTGGTCCTCCGCTATCCCGTGGCGTTCGTAATCAATACGGCCGTCATCGCCTAATCTCTCCCACCCTGGCAGGGCGCGGGCTGGGAGCCCTCCTCCTCGGCCCGCGCGGTTTTTTAAGGAATGAGCAGATTATTTTGCGGCACGCAGCCGCAGGAAAGGTTCGACCATGGCACACGCAACTCGAAAGATTCGGCTGATGCGATCGATCATTCTGGCGGGAAAGCATTCCGAAGCGGGCGAAGTGTACGAGTGTCCGACTCACCTCGCGCAGCAACTGGTGGGCGAGGGCTCCGCCGAATATCACGAAGACAGCGCCGACGAAGCTGACAAAGAAAACAAGCTCGGACTGACGGTGCATTCGCCGCGGAACGATGATCCGCAGCCGCGCAGGATAAGCTCCGCTCCAAAGCCAAAGGCAAAAGCGGAAGACGACGAAGAGCCGGGAAAACCGAAGGCGAAGTCCGGCTCATAAAGGCCTGGCGCGGGAAGCGCGCTAGATAAAACCGATGCCGATTCCCTCGAGCGCCGCGGCCTTCGGCAATTCCGATATTCCCGCGCTGATGGCGGATATGGCCATCGCCATCACCGTCGGCGGCGTTGCCGGCGTAGGACTTCTCGATGAGGCGGACGAGATCCTCGTCCAGGATTCGGAACGCGGCGAGGTGGTCGTGCTGGCCACCACGCTCACGGTACAGACCTCGGCGTTCCCCGCGGCGGCGATCGATCAGTCCGTCGCGATCGGCAGCCTCAATTTCACGGTGCGCAGCCGCCTGCGCATCGGAGATGGCGGCCTCACCAAACTGGTGCTGGGTTCCGATGACGGCGGCGGAGGCGGAGGCTCGGTGAATTTCGCAGACGATATCGTGCCGGCCGGCGCGATCGACGGCGTGAACACGGTCTATACGCTGCCGAATGCTCCGAATCCGCCAACGAGCCTGAAACTATTTAACGGCGAGCGGCTAAGTCCGGGAGTGGATTTCACGCTGGTGGGAAACACGATCACGTTTGTATTGGCGCCCTCGCCAGGAGCCAATCTCATCGCCGATTATCGCTTCTGAGAGATTCCTTTAAGGAGAAAAAAAAGATGAACGCCCAACCTGTTTTCAAAGATCACCGCGGCAGGCCGATGGTGGCGAAGCCGAAAAGCCAGTTCGCGGCGAAGTACGCGCCGTTCCTGGTGAGCCTGTTGATGATCGTCAGCATGGCCGGATTGACCGGCGCGGTGACGACCATCGATCTCACCAACCAGGTGCGAAACGTCCTGGGCACTGGCAACGGCGGAACGGGAACAGCGTCCACGCTGACCGGCTTGGTTCGCGGCGGCAACCCGATGACGGCCTCGGAACTTTCCGGCGATTGCGCCACGAGCGGCTCCAACGTAGCTACCTGCGCGAAGATCAACGGCACCAGCATTCCGACGAACTCCGCGGCGAATCAAGTTGCGATCACCACGGGAGCGGCCACCGGGGCATGGGCGACGCTGGGTGACACCAGCGCCGGCGCCTTGGCGGAAACCTATAACGGGACCACTCACGCCTTCGGCACGATCTCCGTGCTCAGTGGCACTTTCGCCGATGCAGAGGTTCCTTCCGGGACGATCAACAGCAGCAACGTCACCTTCACTTTGGCGCACACGCCCAGCCCGGCGGGATCGCTGAATTGTTTTGAAAATGGCGTGCAGCAGCGCGCCGGCGGCGCGGACTACACTCTCTCGACCGGTACGATCACCTACGGGATCGCGCCGCCCACCGGCTCCACGCTCGACTGCTTTTACAGGTACTAGCTCCGGAGATGAAACGGAAAAACCCGGCCGTCCTGGTTGGCGCGATCGTTTTGGCGGTGCTCGCGCTCGCGGGCGCCACCACGGTCATCAACCTCGCCACGCAGGTCGTCGGCAACCTCGACGTGTCTCACCTGGGCAGCGGGACCGGCGCGTCGAGCTCCACATTCTGGCGCGGCGACGGAACGTGGGCCGACCCCAGTTGGACGGGTCGATTCTACGGCTTCGCTGGCGGCACTCTCGACGAAGGACTTTTGGGAGATGGCTATTTTACAGATGTGCAAAGCGGCGCCGCCATTCAGCGGGATGGATACGCTACGCCGGATGCGAACCATCCGAATTTAATCGATCTGTACTCCACCACCTCTGGGCAGGAAGCCAGCGCAGGTTTGGCGAATTGTGCGGATTCCACGCCTTCGGTGGCGTGCACCAATTTTCAGGCTAACGGGAATTTTCCAACTCCAGGGACTGCCGATTACCATGTGTATTATTTCTTCAGATGGCAGAAGAAGAACCTCATCACGTTCGTCCAGAATACGGCGAATGAGGCGTGTACGACCGGGACCTCGACGTGCACCAAGACGATCACTTCGACAGGTGCCGGTCACACCCTGGTCGGATACGTCAACGTAGTAGCGATCCAGACCAACACGCTGACGAGCATCACGGACGGAGGAGACACTTTTACAAATAGGGCCATCGCTACCGATACAGCAGCCACGGGAATGAATGCGATAGCGACGGTGGATAGCGGGGCGGGCGGGAAGACGACCCTCACCTGCAACCTGTCCGCAAATTCCACGGGACCGTGGGTCTGCGGAGTCATGGAGTTTAGCGCGACCGGCGGGTTGACATTCGATACCGCTGGCGGGGTGGACAACACTACCGCAGCGACGACCCAGAAGGCGATGAGCCTGTCCCTGGGCGGAAACGACGTAATCGTGCAGGTGGCCCAGGGCGGCGCGGGCACCAATTCAATCAGCGGCGGCTACACATTTCACAAAGACACGCAGGGCGGCGCCGAAGCCTACCTTTTGAACGCAGTCACCGCCTATGCCCCAACTTGGACCCTGGGCTCAAGTGTGACAGAGAATACCTCCGCCGTAGCGATGAAGGCGGCGGTGAACACTGCGATCACCAATGCGGAAGTCTGCGCCGTCGGCATATCCTTAATCGGCATTCCTCCGCAGATACTGAACAAATCTTGCTCGTCGAACGGCGCCAATAATTGGAAGCAATTTATCGGATTTCGCTACAGCACCAACCTGAGCGACACGCACTGGAACTACGTCACCGCCGACGCAACGACGCTCGCGGCGACGGACAGCAGCGTGACGCCCATCCCCGGCGATTGGGTCTGTCTGGATTTCCACTCGCTTTCGAACGGCACGGCGACGATGGCGATAGGTCAGGCTTCAGGAAGCGGAGGATCGGCCTTCGCGGCATTGGGCAGTCCCACGACGATCAGCGCGCATCTTCCGACCATTCCGATCACGCCGTGGATGTATAGCCTGACGTGGGACAGCAGCGACCCTGTATCCGTGGCCGCGTACGGCATAAACCATACCTGGTCGGCGATGCCATGATCTCGATTCGCGAAAAAATTGCCGCGGCGCTGATCGCCGCTCTCGGCGGATCGAGCGGGATCGTGGGCCTGACGATTCACAGGCAGCGCACGCGCCCGATCGAGACGGATTCGCTGCCGGCCATCATGGTCTATTTCCAGGATGACGCGCCGCAGCCCTTCGACAAGCAGAAATTTCGCTCGCCGCTGGTGGAGCGCTCCCTGGCGATCGCGCTCCAATGCCGCGCGCAGGGCTCGCCATCCATTTCGCCCGACCAGGCGCTCGATCCCGTGCTGGTCTGGGCCGTCATGGGAGGCTTCGTAGACGAGACTTTCGGCGGCCTGGCGCTGGGCGCCGAAGAGATTCGCACCGAATGGAAATCGCGCGAGGCCGATGCGCCGATCGCCGCGGCCACACTTCATTTTTCTATTCGTTACCGGACGACAAGGCTCGATCCGACTTCAAAGACTTGAGCCGTCCTATTCGGCTCTGAGGGAGAAACATTATGGCCCCGTCGCTGTATCAAGTTGGCCACGTCCCGTCGCTGGGGAAGGGTTCAGTCCTGCTCGATCGGTTCGTCAACGGTTCCCCAACCGGCGTATTCATTCATCTGGGAAATTGCGAGCAGTTTGAAATTGAACCGAAGGACGACAAAGCGGAGCTCGTCCAGGCGCTTTCGCCCACGCCCACGCTGATCGCGCAGGCCGTTAAGAAACGCGACCTGAAGATCATGATCAAGGGCACGGACTTCTCGGCCGATCATTCGCAGATCTATTCGCTTGCCGGCAGCCCGGCGGGATCGCTCACCGTATCGGCGACTCCGATCACCAACGAGGTGCTGATCGCTGCGGCGCAGACTCCCAACGCCAAAGGCCGATATTTCCGCACCGCGACGCCCAACATCGGCACGTTCACCGATCTGAAGCAGAACGCGGTGGCGCTGGTGGTGAACACCGATTACAAGGTGATCGATCTGGTGCACGGGATCATCTACATCCCCACCACCTCGGGAATCGACGTAACGGGCACCGAACAGATCACCGCGGATTACACGCCCACGGCGGGCACATTCGCGCAAGTGAATGGCCACACCGTGAATTTCGTGCAGGGCCATATCCTCTTCGTGCCCAATCCGGCGGACGGCCCGAACATCACGGCGGACGTGTGGCGCGTGAACCTGACACAGGACGGCAAGATCGGCCTGATCTCAGACGAATACAACAACTGGGAACTTTCGGGCACGGCGCTCGACGACACGGCCAATCACCCGAACGATCCCTTCTACCTCTACACGTATCTGTAAAGAAGTTTTTTCCGTCCCTCGTGGCGGATGAAACGCGCGGAGGGCTGGAGCCGACCGAGAGAGGCGGCCCTGGCCCTTTCGCGAGCAGTTAGCGGAACCATCACCGGAGGAAACAGATGGACGAAAGCTTCAAGCTTGACGGCCGCGAATTCCGCGGCATCTCCGAATCCCTCACCGCCGCCCAGGACGATTTCCTCCTGGCGCATCTGCGCCGTTCGGGCGCGCTTGAAATTATCGATGATGAAGGCGCACCCGCCGAAAAGCGCGCCGAGCAGCTCCTCACCCAGATCATGCTTTCGGGCGAGACGTTTCACATCCTCGCCGGCTGCTTAAACGAAATAGGGAAAAAGTGGTCGCGGGCGGAGGCGGAGCGCAATGCGGCCGCCTTCTCCCAGGTCACGGACCTCGAGGACAAGCTGCGCATGCGCGCGGCGATCGTGCGTTTCGTGATGCTTTTTTTCGCATTAGGGGCGAAATCCTCCGAGACTTCCCAGAAATCTTCAAGCCCGAGCGAAAAGGACCGCCCTACCGAGAACGCGGATCCCGGGACCTTGGAGACTTCGCCCCTATCATCCGCGAGCTCGCCGGCCACGACCCAGACCGCCTCGATGGGGTAATGGATTGGCCGCTGCGCGATCTTTTTCTCGCGTTCGTTGAACGGCTCAGGGAAGCGGCCGTCGAGCAGCATCGAGCGGCAATGCTGGTATGGGCCGTTCTGGCGCCGCACCTGAAAGAGCGATCGAAGCCACCGGCGCTGCCGGCGATTCTGAAATAACGTACGTTGCGGTATATGAGCCTGAAACCTATCCTCTGCGGTATATTCTTTTGAAAGTATGAACCTGCCGCCCCAGGCGATCCAGGCTCTGGTAGATATCAGGAGCGACCTGCTCGCTTCCGGTTCTGCTCCCTCAAATGAGGTAGGAAAATCGGAACCTCTTCCGATGCGGGAGGAGAAGCCGCGTCGCTCGCACGTAATCCGGCCCGCTCGATCGCGCGCCCGCCCGTACCAGCGGATGTGCCAGAGGAGCCATCCTTGAAAACTCGCTGGGTGCTGATCACCTGCGAGATGCTCCTGGCGATGTTGCAACGCGGATATTCCTATCGAGTGGCGAGCGGGGAAGTGCCGCAGGATTGCCGCGTGCGCGAAGCATACGTCGCAGGCAGTTCGATTTCGCTGCTGGTCGAAAGCGAATCCTTCTCTGAAGTTTCAGACGGCGCCGTGCCCGAGATCGTTCCCACCGTGGAATTCCACCGCGACGTCCGCGGCCGCTCCGGAATATTGACCCACTAAATGCCCGATTCCCCCGAAGTAAAAGTCAGGCTCACAGCCGAAGACCAGGGCCTTACCGCGGCTATAGGCCAGCTCCGCAACGAGCTCGGCAAGCTGCAATCCGAACAGGTGAAGACTGTCGCGACCTCGCAGAAGACTGCGAGTGCGTTCAAGGCCATCACCGAGCAGGCGCTGACGGCCGTAAAGCTGCGCCTGGCGAACATTCCCGGCCTTGGCAATTTCGGCAGCCTGCTGGCCATTCGCGCCTACGAGCCCGTGGGGAAAATGCTCGAAGAGAGCGCCAGCGGGATCGAATCGAAATTCGGCGTCGCCGCGGCAGCGATCGGAGCCACCGGCGCGGCGCTCGCGGCGCTGGGCGCAATCGCCTTTAGCGTCACGCGCCACATGATGGACCTGGCGCAATCCATCGAGAACACGGCGGCGGCCACCGGATTGAGCACAAAGCAGGTGCAGGAGTATACCGAGCTCGCCAAGGAAATGGATGTGGACGCGGGAAGCCTGCAGATGGCTTTCGCGCGAATCCAGACCCAGCTCGGCGAATTCATCACCACGGGAAGCGCCGCCGGCAGCGGCTCGCAATACTTCGTCCGCGTGATGAAGGAGATGGGGATCAGCCTCATCGACGTTCACGGGAAGCTGCGGCCGGTGAACGATATCCTCGGCGATTTCGCGGACAAGTTATCGAAGATCCCGGACCAGGGAACGCGGACCGCGATCGAGATGGCCGCGCTCGGCACGCGCGGCAAAGTGCTGGCGCAGGTGATGGAAGAGGCCGCGCGCGAGGGCCTTTCTCTGCGCGATGCGCTCGCCTCGATCGATAAGAGCGGAAATGTAATCCCCGATTCCGAGCTCGCCAACCTGATGGAGGCGAAGCGCAGTTGGGACGATCTGATGCGCTCGATCCGGGGAGCGACCACGGAGCTCGAGGGATTCATCGCTAACGTCGCCACGCATCCCGGCGCCGCGGCGAAAGCGCTCGCGAAAAGTTTCATCCTGGGCCCCGGAGCTGGCGCAGCGTCATTTGCAGACGCCCTGGGATCCGAAAAGGGTGGCGCGGTTTCCACGGGATCGGCCGCAGATGCGCTGGCTATCGGACAAATCGCGGCGCAGAACGAGAAACTAAACGAACGCCTGCAGGTGCTACGAGCCGGCGGCGAAGCACAGCTCCAGCTCAAGAACGCCGAGGCCGGCTACGCGGCCGCGCTGAAAGTCCACAACGCCGAGCTCGCGAAGCAATATAGCGAGGAAATTTCTCAGCTCCGGCAAATCATCGCGCTCGAAGCGGCAAAGAAAGAGAAGCACGGTGCATCCCCGCTTCTGGACGCGGCTGCGAAGGCCGAGCTGGCGCTCTCGCTGAAGCAGCAGCAGGACATGCTCACGGTGTGGAAAGCGGGCGCGGCCGGCCGCGAGGAAGTGGACAAAGAGGAGTACGAAAAGGGCACGCTGAGCCTGAAAGCGTATTTCGATCGTCGGCGCGCGGAGATCGAGCAGGAAACGGCGAAAGAGATCGCGGTGCTGAAGCAGGAGCGCGACCAGGTGCAGGCCGCGGCCGATCTGGCCGGCCGGCAATCTGCGGCGAAGAAAACAGCGGCGGGCTCCGCGAAAAACCCCGAGGAGAAGTCGGGTCTGCTGGGGCAGGCCGATCGCCTGGCGGCCGAACAGCTCAGCCAGCTCGCGCGCGTGGACGAGATTAGCGCCCGCATCTCCGCGATGGAGATCGAATCGCGCACGAAGATTACTGCGCTCGATGCCGAGCAATTCAAGGCGCAAACCGACAACCAGCAAAAGATTCTGGAGTTTCAGAAGGAGATCGACGACCTACAGGGAAAGCAAACATCCGGGACCAGGGACGAGATCGCGCTGAAGGTGCAGGAAATGAATCTCGTCCGCGACAAGGTCAAGGACGACGCCGCGGCAGTCGCGCAGATCGACAAAATGATCGCGCAGTATACTCAGCTAAAGACGGCGGCCGACGATTTCTCGCGGGCGGAAAAGTCGACGCAACAGGAACTGCGAAGCCTGGAAATCCAACGCGCCGATATCGAGATTCGTCTTAAGGACGGAAAAATCAGCGAGCGTGAGGCCGAAAGGGAATTGACCACGCTCCTCGCACGTGAGATCCCGCTGCTTCGCCAGAAGGCGGAGCTGGAGCTGAAGGCAGCGCTCGCTAGTGGCAACAAAGAACGCATTGCCGAGGCCCAGCAGGAAATCCAAGAAATTCAAAAATTCAACGACGGGATAAAGCAGCAGGGAACAATCTGGCAGCAGCTCCAACAGCAGTGGAACCGGATCGGTACCGAGATAAAGACCACCCTGACGGGATCGTTCACGAATTTATTTACGCAGCTCATGAGCGGGACGGAGTCCGTGGGCCAAGCCTTCGCTCAACTGGGCATATCCGTAGTGCAGTCACTCGAGAAAATCGTGGCCCAGATGCTGGCGACCATCGTGGTGCAGAAGCTGATGGAGGCCTTGGGACTGGGCGACAACAATTCGCAAGCCGCCGCAGCTAAAAAAGTGGCGACGGCGGCGGCGGTGATCAAGGCGGATGCGGGGCAGTCCGCCGCGGATGTTTTCGTGCAGGCAATCGAAAGTATTCCCTTTCCAGCAAACCTGGCGGCCGCACCTGCGCTTGCCTCCTTTGCCCATAGTGAAGCTCTGGCGACGGCGGGCTTTGCAGCAAAGGGCGCGCTGCTTCCGAAAGACATGCTGGTGCAGGCACACGCCAAGGAAATGATCTTGCCGGCGGATATCAGTACCGGCCTGCGCAGCGCGATCAGCACCGGCTCGATCGCGCGGCCCTCGGATCTGCGCATGCCGAGCCTCAATGCGCCGGAATTCGCCGCCGGCGCAGGGTCGCACGTGGACAACAGAACGTATAGCCCGCAGATCACCGTGCACCAAACCAACAGCAAGATGAGCGTGGAAGAAATTTCCTCGGCCGTGCGGCGCGGCATGCGCCTGGGCTACTGACAATATGAGCAACGCCGTTTTCCCCGCCGCGGTGCGAGGCCTGGCGCGCACCAGCACGAAGACGCCCGAATTTTCAACCGTCGTCCAGAAGGCGCCCTCGGGCTCCGAGACGCGCATCCTGCAGAGGAATAATCCACTGTGGACGTTCCTGCTCAGCTACGAGTGGATGAAAGACGATCCCACCGATATTCCCGCCGGGCTTACCTACACCGATCTGCAAACGCTGATGGGCTTCTACCTGGCGCGCCAGGGCCAGTTTGACGATTTCGTCTACGACGATCCCACGGACAATTCGGTGGGTCCCGCGATGGTCGGCAGCAGCCCGAATCTGCAGGCGCAGCTCCAGGTGGTGACCGATGGGGCAGGGAACTACTATTCGCCGATTCAGCGCAACCTTGGCGGGCAATTCTACGAGGATATAACCGACCTCAACGGCGGGATCCAGGTCTATGCGAATGGCGTGGCGAAGACGCAGGCCGCGGGCAACGTGTGCTCCGGAGGCGGAGACTACGAGCTGCACGGTCCGGGGCTTTCTATTCCCGGATTCTCGTTCGGAGGTCTTTATCTGAAATGGTGCGCCGGCGCGCCGACTACGCCCGTGACCGCGCAATTCAATTTCTACTTCCGCGTGCGCTTCGATATGGACAAGCTCGACTTCGATAAGTGGCTCTATCAGCTCTGGACCATCGGCGGCGCGGAGGCCACGAATTCCCAGTACCTCACCTTGGTGACTTCGCGTCCCGCTGCCGCATGAATATTCGCCGCGCGTTTTCCATCGCACTGTTTCTGCTGCTGTGCTGCGTGGCCGGCGTATTCTCTCAATCGCGGCCCGAGATCAACCAGGTCTCGCCAGATCATGTGCTGGCCGGCGCCGCGAATACGCCGATCATCGTCTACGGCAAGAACCTCGGCTCGGGCAGCAACGTGATCGTCTTCAACGGCACCTCGCTATCAACCACCGCGATTTCCGCGAACGAGCTGACAGCGACGATTCCCTCCACGAGCCTCGAAGCCATCGGATCGTTTTCCATCTACGCGGGCACCACCACGCTTTCGAATAGGCTTACGTTTCGCGTGCTCTCGCCTCTTCTGCCAATCGTTTCCTATACGCCTGCGCAGTTTACGAATCCGGTCAATACGCCGGTCGCCGTCTTCGGTTCGAACTTCGATTCCGCGTCCACCATACTTTTCGATTGGCAGCCACTCACCACCACGTTCATTTCCTCGAGCGAGCTGACCGCGACGATACCGAGCGGCCTGATCACCGGAAGCCAGACGCACCACATTCTCGTTTTTGGCGGAGCGTTCACCGCTGGCTCGATCGGCACGATCTCAAATTTGACGGTGATCGGAAGCGATCAGCCGCAGGTATCGCTCTCGAATGTGGTGATCGGCACGTCGATGAACGGAACAGCCACGGTGCGGGCGCTGCAGGGCACCGTCACTCTCTCGACGCCTTTCAAATCCATCAGCGGGCCGAATGCGGGGGATTTTGCGGTAACCGGCGGAAGCTGCGCCAATGCCAAGACGCTGGCCGCCGGCAGCAGTTGCACCGCGCAGGTGACCGCCACGCCCGCCGCGTTTCCCGCTGCGCCGCCGGGCTGGCTGCCAAATAATTCCTACGCGCTGAATTTTGAGATTGTCGACAACGGCAACGGCGTTCCGAATGCCGTGCCTCACATTCAAAAAGCGACCACGGCCGGAACTTCCGGGGCGATCACCGGAGCTCTGCACGATGCGGGCACAGGCTATGTGGCGGGCGACGGCTTTGCTCTGGACGGTACAGCGGGGGGGGCAACGGGCCACGTGACCTCTGTGGGTGGCGGCGGAGCAGTCACCGGTATTGCTTTGGATTCGACCTTTAACCTGTACTCAGTCGGGAATTTTACCACCACGGATACCAGTGGCGTCGGCGCTGGACTGACCGTCGATATCTTAACGGTGGCCGGTCCCTGGAACGAGTCGGGGGGAACCACCGCCGAAGGTCCCGACACCTTGGTTTGGACCGACCAGGGCCCCTACGCGGTTTCGGTGAGCGAGACAGCCACGCTGACCATCAATAGCAACGCCGCAAATAATCCGCAGTCCATCCCGCTGAGCATGACGAAGACGGTGCCAGCGACGGGCGCCGCGGACCTCCTCGCGGGCAGCTCGCTCCTGAATCCCGACGGATTCGATTTCGGCACGGTGGTGCAATCGACGCCCACTATCCGCGCGATCACTTTAGAGAACGATGGCCGCGCGTTCATGGAGCTGAGCTCGCCCTTCTTCACGCTGACAGGGACGAATGCGGCGGACTTCGCACTTTCGGGAGGGACGTGCGCGGACGCCAAATTTCTCAACAATGGCGCCGGCGGCGTGAATAATCCCGGGCAGGCTTGCGGCTTCAATCTCACCTTCACGCCTTCGACAACCGCGGCCGAGAGCGCCACGCTGACGCTGAACTGGACTTCGATCGGCGGCAGCGTGGGCTCCAGCACGCAAGCGCTGACCGGGACGGGACACTCCGCAGCCACGAAAATTTCGCTGAGCTGGACCGCTTCGACTAGCGGCAGCGTCACCGGATACAAAGTTTATCGCGGCACGCAAAGCGGCGGACCATACACGTTGCTCGCGAGCCTTGGCAATGTGACGAGCTACGACGACACGACGGTGACTCACCCGCATACCTACTGCTACACGATCACCGCCATCGGCTCGAACCCTCCGTATGCGACTACGGAAAGCAGCTTCACCGCGGAGTCCTGCGGCACTTTCTAAAATGCTCGCTTTCACTGACGGAAACGGCAACGACTCGACGGCCGCTTGGAAGACCTATGCCGCAGGAGGAAAACTCGCTCTCGCGGATCTCTACCTCATCGGCGAGATGGAGGATCCGAACGCGGTCTTCCTGACGAACTGCGAGGGCGATCTCGCCTGGCCACTCTGGGGCACGTTCAAGAGGGCCGCAATCACGCGCACCAAGGTCACATCTCAGGTGGGCCTGCAGGTGGACTCAATGGAGATCACCTGGTCGCCACCCCTTACCGCTTTCGGTTCCTCGATCGCCACCGCCAATCCCTACCAGAAAGCGCAGCTCGGCTTCTACGACAACTGGCGCCTGCGCGTGTGGCGCTGCGCGATGCCCACGCCAGGCGACGCCAATACGATCGGGGCGTGTGAGCGCTTCGGTGGCTGGATCAACGATACGGAAATCGGCCGCGGCTACATCAAGTTCACCGTGCCGAGTTTTCTAAGCGTGGTGAATCAGCAAGTTCCTCCGAATGTGATTGAAGCTTCGAACGCCTTCGCCAGCTACAGCGGCGCTTTCCCCTCGGCGCCGGATGGCGAGACGAAGATCCCCACCTTCACGGTGGTGGCGCCCTCGAATACCAACGTGATTCTGGGAGATTGCACCGGGCCGAACCCCGGCTCAATCTACGCGAGCAATCGCTTCATTCGCGGCTACCTGCAATTTACTTCGGGATCTCTGAAGGGCTTCTGGTCGCCGATCGCAGCCAATTTGAATTACAACGCCGGCAGCGGCATTCACTACAACGAGTTTCAAACCTTCGCGCAGTTTCCCTGGGCGCCGGATCCGGGCGATACCTTCTACGCCTCGCTGCAGCCCGCCGTGGATTTCGCCGGGGCCCAGGCGGCGAACGAAACCTTTCAGGGATTCCCGTTCGTTCCGAATCCTCTGGCGGCAATTTGATGGGCTATGCGCGCATGGTGACTAGAGAGGAGGTGGTGAAGGAAGCGCGCTCGTGGGTTGGAACCCCGGCAGCTCAAAATCAGATGGTCAAAGGCGCGGGCGTCGATTGCGGAACTTATTTATATGCAGTCTATCTCGCGTGCGGAATCGTGCCCACGGATGACCCTCACGAAGAGAGCGATCCGAGCGGGCCAGTTACGGGCCGTTACTCTCACGACTGGTTCGCCAATGCGTCCAGCGAACGCTACCTTCGACGTGCGCTGCGTTACGGCAAGCTGATTGCGGAAGCGGTATGCGCGCCGAGCACAAAAGCTCTTCCGGGCAATCTCGTGCTCGCGCGATGTGTCGGTTCTAAATATTACAACCATGGAGGAATCGTCGTGGTGTGGCCACGCGTGCTGCACTGCTACGGCAAAGTAGAAGAAATCTGCGTTATGGATCAGCGGCTGTGGAGCTACCGCGAAATAGTGATCCTCGATCCCTGGGCGAAAGCCTCTGAGGCAGCTACGGCATGATTTCAGGAAAAACACCGGCATCGTTGCGGCCCACGGCGCTCGGAACGCTGCTCCAGGCGGCGACGCAGGGACTCACGATCCCCTCGATCCACGGCACCACGCAGACGTCGGTATCGGCGATCTGGGCGGCGAACCTCCGGCAGGGATCGTGCCGCGGAAAAAAGAAGAAGCTGCTGAAGAAGAAAAGCCCTCCGACCTACGTCGAGAACGTCGATTTTCTGATCGGATCCAATCCGATCGAGGGCGTACTACAGATCTGGCAGAACGGGAAGAAGCTCCCGCTGAACTTCGTCAAATACGATTTCTCGCCGGTCTTCAGCACCCAGTCCGTGACGATCCCAGACGCCGATTTCTATTTCCTGCTCGCAGTCACCGCCGAGATCCACAACACAGGCGACTTCAACGATTATGGCTCTCCTTCCTACGGGACGATTGCGACCTACGCCTCGCAAGACGCCGGCTCCGGATACGCGGTGAACGATACGTTCACGGTGAACGGCGGTTCGATCCTGGCTTTCGGGCATGTGACTGCCGTCTCAGGCGGCCACGTAACCGCGGTTGCGATCGATGGATTTGGAAACGGTTACTCGGTCGCAAGCCACATTCCGACCGCCGCCACGAGCGGATCCGGCACCGGAATGACGGTTCAAATTTTCACGGTCGGTATGCCCTATGACGACACCTCGGAATACCCGCTGTGGAATGCCGCGCAGCACGGTCCGGATCTGATCGACGCCGGCTATTCGAAGTTCTATCCCTGGATCTACAAATGGGCGCCCAGCGATGGCGCTACTTTCCATTTTCCATTCACGCAAAAGTTTGCCGGAGGCGGCCTGGGGCTCCCGGGAGCGATTGGAAACTTCCACGCTTACTACGCGCAGTTGAACTCGACGATCGGGCGGCAGCCGCCTTCGGTGCGAGCCTGCCTCACCTTCGAGCCGGTTCTCGGCAATGGGCCCGAATACACAGGAGATTTCGACGGCACGAGCACGCCGCTCGCAACGCAGCGGATTCTCTACCCGGCTTACGCCGGCGTGGGCTCGCCCGATATCGACCTCGGCAGCGGCGCCGCCATTCCCTCGATTCAATTGGAAACGGTGGGGTCGCACAAGCGCTGGCATCCGCGCGGCGACGCCGATTTCGCGGACATGATCGAGGACACGGTAAAGAGCGGAGTCCTGCAAACGGGTTCACAGCTTGGATTGATCCAGCGCGGCGTGAACCTGAACGATTTGCCCGGCGCCGTCGACAAGATGCAGTACACCGACCTCGAGCCCACGGGAAACACTGGCGTGGAATTTCAGGGCTTCCAGCAGCCCATTAAGGCCGGCCAGATCCTCTGCTGCTTCGTGCGCTGGCGCTATGGCGGGGGAGGCCTGGATTCCGGAACCACGCCTCCGACAATCTCAGACGATGCCGGAAACGCCTGGACGGCCGTCCTCGATCTGAACACGGGAATGTATGGCGGCTTCTGGTACGCCGTGGCGGCCGCGGATTGGCCGACTGGAAATCAGATATATGCGCAAATTGGAACGGGCGGGACCGGTTTCGCCTACGACATCGCCGCCCACGCCTGGGTGATGGATCCCGGCTCCGACGCGGTTGATGGCACTCCGCAGACGGCGACCGGAAGCGGCTCGCCGGCCACCTGCTCGATCGCCACATCCGGACCGGCCTTCCTTATCGCCGTCCTCGATATCGAGGGAACCAGCACGCTCGCGAGCGCGGCGATCCCTGCGCACTGGAATCTTCTTTTCCCGAGCATGCCGAACAGCACCTACGTGGTGGCTTATCGCATCGTGAGCGTCGCGGGAACCTACCAATTCACAACGCGCTCGATAGGCGCGGCTTCGTCTTGGACCATCGGCCTTTTGGCGCTCACAGCATCACAGCCCGTGCCTTATCCAAAGGCGCTCGGAAATATTCTCGATCGCGCGACCCTCGCAGTGGTGCGCGCGCAATGCCAGGCCACGGGATTGATCGGCTCCGTGAACATGAACTCGCAGAAGCCGGCTTCGGACTGGCTGAAGGACTTTTATCAGTGCGCGAACGCGGACCCGGTATGGAGCGGCTTCAAGCTGAAATCGATCGCGCGCAGCGAAGTCTCGGCAGTAGGGAACGGACGCCTCTACACCGCGCCGACGGCCGCCGGGCCCGTCGCCACGCTCACCGAGGACGATCTGATCGGCGACTCGACAAAGCCGCTGATCGTGGTGGAGCGCAAAGCGCAGGTGGATTCCTACAACATCATCCAGGCGCAATTCTTCGATCGCGGCGCGGACTACAATCCCTCAACGGCTTCCGAGCCGCTGAATGGCGCGATCGCGCTCTTCGGCCCGCGCAAGCAATCGCCCACCGACTTGCCCGAAATTCAGGATCCCGCCGTGGCGCGCATGATTCTGGCGATTCAGGCGAACCGCTACAACCTGCTGCGCAATCGGTACAAATTCACGGCCATGGCGAAGTGGCTGGCGATGGAGGCCGGCGATCTGATTCTCATAAATGATTCCAAGATCGGGATCTCGAATCTTCCTGTGCGGCTTACCAAAGTTGCAGAGAACGAGGATTACGAGCTCGAAATGGAAGCGGAGCCGTTTGTGTGGGGCGCGAATTCTCCCACGGCTTTGCCAGTGACGGTCGCCGCGCCCTTCGTGGCCGGAGACGGAGGCGATCCGGGCAGCGTGAATACTCCGATCATCTTCGAGGCCGTGCCGCGGCTCAATGGCCAGCAGAACCAGGCGGAGATTTGGCTGGTGGTCTCGGCAGCGAGTCCCAACTATGGCGGCTGTTCCGTGCTGATCTCAACCGACGGCGGGGCCAGCTATGCCGCGGTGGGCGCGATCCAGGATAGCGCCGTCACGGGCGTCACCGTGGGTGACTGGCCGGCGGCGAACGATCCGGATACCGCGGATGATCTTCAAGTGGACCTCTCCGAATCGCTCGGCGAGCTGGATACCTATGCGGCCTCGGACCGCGACAATTTCGTTTATCCCTGCTACGTGGAGGGCGGCACAGCCTGCATTCCCTACGAGCTGATGACCTACGACATTGCGACGCTCACCGCCGCCAACAAATACACGCTGCCGGCGACGGGCGGCGGCACGAATCAGTTGCGCCGCGGTGTCTTCGGCGCGCCAGGACCGACGGTGGGCGTGGGCGTGGATCATCCGAGCGGATCGCGCTTCGCATTCCTGAATCCTTTGGGCTTCGGAATCCTGAAGCTGAATATGGATCCGGCCTGGATAGGGAAGACGCTCTCCTTCAAATTCCCGGCCGTCAACCAACTCGGAAACAATTTGCAGGATCAGTCGGCCGCGACGGCGTATTCCTACACGCCGAGCGGCTGCGCCAGCGGCGCTCAGAACCCGAACAACCAGGGCTATTCGATCACGGGCGGCGATCTCACGCAGCCCACGCCGACGACGCTGGCGATGGCGCAAGCGTCGGCGAACTTCCCATCGAATACGGCGAACTATAACGCGCGCGACGCGAGCAACACTCCAACGTTCACGATTCCCACGCCGACCGCGCCTACCACGTATTACGTGACGATCGCGGATCCGGCGCAGCTCGGCGATACCGGATCCGCCACGAATCTGATTGCCACGGCGCAAACTTCGGATGCGCTGGTGGGCGCTCCAGGCAACATCTACATCGGCTCGATCGTGGCTCTGCCCGCCGGCGGCGGCGTGCAATCAGGCTCGGGAGGAGTCCCGGTGCCTGCATCGAGTCCCCTGGTGATCGGCTTCGTGATCAACGACGGCGACGCGGGAACGAATGTGGGCCCGGAGTTTCCGGCGCCGCATCCTGGAACGATCAGCAAATGCAAAGTCCTCGTGAAAGCGAGCGATGCGTCCGTAGACCTCACCTTCAAGATCAATCAGAACGGCGTGGATGTATTTTCTTCCGATCCCACGATCGCGCACGGCACGGCCGGCGGAACGCTTTTCACATTCACCGCGCTGACTTCCTCCCCGTTGCCGGTAGCGGCGGACGACAAGTTCACGATCGACATCACCAGCGGCTCGGGCGCGTGGAAATTCACCACGCAATTGGAGTAAGCGAATGGCGACAGCAACAGCCACTGTGGTTTGCGACAATTCGACGCTCGCGAATTTCAAATCGTGGGCGCAGGCAATCTCGAGCGCATTCTCAACACTCGGCTGGACGCAGACGGCCGACACGGGCCAGGTGAATTGGAGCACGATCGCGAGCGTGCCTTCGAGCACTTACGTCTACGAAATCTGGGAAGCCGCTGACTCGGCCTCATCCACCACGCCGATATTCGTGAAATTCGAGTATGGGTTCAGCAGCGCGAGCGTGGCGTTCCGGGTAACGGTAGGAAGCGGATCAAATGGCAGCGGGACAATAACCGGGTCAGTGATCGGGCCCTGGGCTACGACCGGCCTGGCCAACCAGGGAGCGACGACCTTTAACTGCTACTTCAGCGGCGACGCGGGCACGTTCCGCCTGATGATGTGGCAGACCTTCACCCTGGGCTGCACTGTTTTCGGCATTGAGAGAAGCAGGGACACCAGTGGAGCCGAGACGACCGATTACGTGACCGCGTTGATGGCTGCGGCGAATTCGACTGGCGGCGCTTGGCACCAGCAAACCATGGTTTCGGGAAGTCCCACCGTCTGTCCCGCAGGAGGAGCAATCAACAGCTCGAACGGCTCGGTTGCGACGGCCTTTGCGACGGCGACGGGGAAGGTCGCGGCCTTCCCGGTAATACCGATCGTCGGCTATCCCGGCAACCAGATGCTGGGATTTGTCGCGGCGGTGGCGGCGGACGTGAACGAATCGAACGGAACCCCCGCGACGGTCAACATCTACGGATCCAACCACTCCTATCTTTTTTCAAAGCAGGGCGACCTGACCCTCTGGGGAGAGGTCAATCCTAACGGCGTGGGCGGAGCCGCCGGAATGTTGTACGAGTAACCGATGCCATTCACTTCATTTCAATCCGGCAACGCAAGCATCGGCGATTCCTACATCGTCAATGTGAATGTTCTACTCACCGGCTACCAGGGAGGCGGGACGCCCACGCCGATTCCATCGAAGCCGTACCTCGGCCCGATTCTGCTGCCGGATGGGACGGTTCTTGTTCCGTATTCTGTCGAGGCCACGATCGACCCTCCGAGCGTGCTCGCTCCGATCACGTATTCGATTTCTAGCGGAAGTTTGCCACCGGGACTTTCGCTTTCCTCTCCGGATAGTTCGCGCGAGTGGAAAATCAGCGGCACGCCCACGACGTCCGGCAGCTATACGTTCACTCTGACCGCGACGAATTCGCTGGGATCCGATTCAACTTCAATCACTTTGGTGATCGATGGGGCGGCGGCTTCCAATTACGGCTGGGTTTCCTAGGTAGACTCGCGGGCAACGTGGATGGTCCAGAAAGTTCAGGTGTTGAATATCTGGCGCGGACGGCCTATCGCACTTACCGCGATTGGACCGACGGCGCCAAGCTACCGGTGCGGCACTTCGACCAGCTTCCGCCGGAGCAGCGGCAGGCCTGGCGCGAAGTGGCTCTGATGCTGTGGCGCGAGATTTGGACGAATTCGCGGCCGCCCATCGAGCCTACCCCGGTTCCCCGGCCGCGGCGCTCGGGAAAAGTTTCAGCTTTCACGCTTCTGCACGACGACGATCCTAAGAACAAGTGAACCAGGTCAGTCTTCCGCCCCAGATCTTCACGTGGCTGCTTAGCACCGTGATCGGCTTGATCTTCGGAGCGGGCGGAGCCTGGGCAGTTTTCCAGCGCATGCGAAAAGATTTGAACGGCATCGGCGCCGTGCAGCGCCGCGATCGCTGGAATTCCATGCTCGCCCTGATGGTGATCCACGAGAAGCGCGAGGACCGCCAGCGCCTGGCCGATCTGCTGAGGCAGCAGTGACGGGCTACCGCCAATTACCAAGCGCCGCGGCGGACCAGATGAAAGGAGAAACGCACGTGACGAGAACTAACTGGGCCAGTTACGAGGCTCTTACGCGCGAACGGCGGCCGCCGCCTACCGCCAAATACCAAATTCCCGAAGAGCCCGGGATCTTCGCGCAGATTTGGGAATGGATCGCGCGGCACTGGCTGCTCTATTTGCTGACCGTGACTGTCGCGATCTCCTTGGGATGCCTGCTGCTGGATTCGATCCGAGGGCCTCGATGACTTTCCCTCTTTCGCCTGAAACTATTTCCGAAGCGCTCGGCACGGCGGGTCCGATCGTGAACGTGCGCGCGAACTGGCCGATTCTCGAAAGGGAACTGCTGGCGCGCTCGATCTATTCCGATCTCACGGCCGTGGCCGCGATCGCTACTGTAAGCGTGGAAACGGGCGCCTTCGCGCCGGTGAAAGAACGCGGCGGCCCCAGCTATCTCGCCGATTTGTACGAAGGCCGGAAGGATCTCGGCAATACCGCAGTGGGCGACGGCGTGCGCTTCCGAGGGCGTGGATTCGTCCAGATCACCGGCCGCTGGGACTACACGCATTTCGGCCAGGAGCTCGGCCGCGACCTGGTGGCCAATCCGGATCTGGCGCTCGATCCACAAATCTCCGCGGAGATCCTGGCGCTTTACTTCCATGAGCGAGGCGTGCCCGCTTACGCCGACGCGGGGAATTGGGAAATGGTCCGGCGCCGCGTGAATGGCGGCCTGGCCAGCTGGCCGCGTTTCATCTCGGCCGCGCAAAAGCTCGTCGCAGCGCTCAAGCAGGTCCCGCAGGTTGCGGCATCACCAATCACAAATTCACCGGAGGTAAAAACATGAACACGCTGAAGAAATATCTTCCTTCGATCGTGCCGGTGGCGCTTGCCGTCGCCGGCATTGTCGCTCAGTCCGGCAAGGATTATCTGGCCGGGCATCCGCACTTCACGATGGCAGGACTTTTCGGAGCGCTCGGCCTGGCCATCGTCAATCACTGGATCAGATCGCCGAAGCAGTAGACGGGATGTAGCAATGGGCTCGAACAAGATTCAACAAATCTAAATCGAAAGGCAAAACCATGACAGACACCGCAGCAGCGAAACCAAGTTTCTTCCAGAAGGTCGAAGCATTTTTTCACACCGCAGCAGTCGACGTCTCCGCAGCCTTCGTTAAGCTGGTCGGCCAGGCTCAGGCGAAGGCCTTCGCCACGGGCGTGGAAGCGATCGTGAAGACGGACCTCGGCAAGATCGCAGTGGCAGCGGTAAAGGCGGCCGAAGGCCTCGCCTCTGGCGAGCTGAAGCACGCGGCCGCATTCGCCGAGATCGGCATGCAAGCGAAGGCGTCCGGCCTCGACGTCGAAACCTCGGTGGTGAACATGCTGATCGAGCTCGCGGTGCAAGCGGTGAAGGGAACCTTCGGAGCCGAGGTCTAAGGTGGGCCTGATCGACCTTCCGGATCCGGTATCGATCTTCGAGGGCGCGAAGACGGCGGGCCTCGAGCGCGAGGTGATGAACTCGCTCGTCAGCACGAGCTACAGCGCGTGGATCGCGGCCATGTGGCGGTCGGGGTCGTCGAAGTGGGCGATGTTCATCGGCGAGGGCCAGGCCATGAAGGACGCGGCCACGGTGATGTACCTTTCGCTTCAGCAGCTCCAGGGCAAAGGGTTTCTCTGCCTCACTGTGCCGAAGGATTTACTCGACGCCGATAATCTCGCGCGGTTCCAGACGTCGCAGCTCAAGAAATAGCCTGCCCGAGCAAGCATCGGCGCGCACAAACGGCGGGCATAATATTCCTGAGATTTGTGCATGTCCAAGCCGAGCCAGCGATCGGAGAAAGTTCCCCCGGGCGCCGTGCCGCGCGCGGAGATCCCGCGCCTGGAGGATTGGAACGAGCTCTGCCGGCTGACCAGGCCGGCCACGCTCACAACCGGATCAGTAACTCCGCGTGCACGTGACGACCGGCGCCACGCGAAATCCGCGCAGTTGCAGTTGCCCTTCGAGTAACGTGCTACTCTCAGTTGGCCCGGCGCCGCGGGGCAGGAACACTGGCGCACAGTTTTCGACCGGCGGTCTGGGGTGTGCGAAAGGGAACTCCCGCCGGGCCAATCAAGTTTCCCCAGGCTCGACTGGCCGTCGACCTGGGCGGCCCCTTTCCTTCCGTGGAATCCCGTGGAGCATCTCAGCCGCGAGCAGCTCGTCAGTGTGCTTCGCGAAGCCAAAGCCGCGCGTGAACGCGATTGGGTGCTGCTGCTCGTCTCCTTTTGGCACGGGCTGCGTGCCAGCGAAGCCCTGAGCCTTACACCGGAGCATTTCGCCGACGGCTTCCTCACCATCCAGCGCCTCAAGGGATCGATGCGGACTACGCAGCCGCTCGTCGAAGACCCGGATGAGCTGCTGAACGAGCGCGGAGCCATCGAAATGTGGCTCGCGCGCCACAAAACCGCCCATAGCGGCGATGGACGCGGAAAGAGGCTCTTCCCGGTCACCAGGTTCCAGTTCTACCGCCTCATGCGGCGCTACGGCCGCGCAGCCGGCCTGCCGCAGCATCTCTGCCACCCGCACGTGCTGAAGCACTCCATCGCCATGCAATCGATCAGGGAGGCAGGAATAGAGAACGTCCGGCAGTATCTCGGGCATCGCTCGATCTCGTCGACTGGGGAGTATCTGAAGGTGAGCGATGACGCGGCCAGCTCGGCGATCGCCGCGGCCGCCCGTGGCAAGAAGCCGCTCAATTCCTAGTTTTGTGCGGGCCTCTCCGGTAATGTGCGGCGGCTCATTTCGGCGATCGCCCTCCGCATCGCCTCTGCGCCTTCCTCGGAGACCCTCGAAAGCTCCAATAGTGCGACTCCAAACTGATTCAGCGCCAACTCTGCGCACTCAGCCCGCGTGAGAATCCGCGTTACGGGATGAGAGACGATCACGATCGACGGCAGCTTAATCCATTCCATTTCGAAGGCCTCCGCACATTTCGGTGTTTTGTTACCTCTAATTCTCCGGCCGCGCTTCGCTGGCGGCTATCCTCGTTGCAAATCCCCCGCCGCAGTGCGGACAGAATTGCGCGCCGGCGACTGAATATTTCCCGCAGCTCGAGCAGAGCACTGCCGCGGTCGGTGTCTGATTCACGATCACGCGCGCGCCCTCTTCGTCCTTCATCAGTGCCCACACAAGTGCAAGAACCCATCCAACGAACGTCCAGCCGAGGAAAAAATTCACGGCGAGAATCGCGCCAGAATTTCGTTTGTTCTTTCCGATGATGCTCGGCAGGAAGTAGAGAAGCAGACCCAAGATCAGGATGATTCCCATGCCGAGGGCGTCGCCTGCGCCATAGCCGTCGAACGACGTCGACGGCCCAATCGTATTCGCAGCAGCCCTGACCGAAGGACTGATCGCGGCGGGATGTCGAACCTCGATCGACGCTAGGAGCACGAATGCCAGGCCCGCAATCACGAGCGCGGTAGCTAGACCCCGTTTCATCCGGATTCTCCTTTTTCAGAATGGACCGTCAGTCCGCGGACACTGAAACGCGCGCGACCTCGGCAGGCACGGGCAACGAGGGCGCCGATCGCGCGCGCCAGAGTTTTCTCCACATGATGAACGGAAGAACGAGCGCCTGCCCGATGGTTCGCACGCGCTCGCCGGAAGCGAGGCCGGTGGCGGGATATTCGCCCTTTCGCGGAGCATAGTAGGTGCCGAAAACCACGTCCCACAAAGGGAAGAACGCGGCAAAATTCTTGTCGAAGTGCTCTTCAGCCGCGGAATGATGAATCCGATGGAGCTGCGGAGTGGCTATCAGCCAACCGAAGCGGCCGAGGCCAAATCGGAAGTTCATGTGGTTTGTCGTCGCGACCATGCTTAATGCCCACGCAACGATGCCAAGCGTGATGATCGGGGGTCGAAAAAGAAGTACCAGCGGTATGTCCACGAAGAGCGCCTCTAGCGGCATTTCCAGCCAGTGATGTCTCACGCTTGTGGTGATGTTCATGTGTTCGTCGGTATGATGAAGGGCATGCTCCGCCCACAGCCATTTCGAACCGTGCTGGAGGCGATGGAACCAATAGTAGAAGAAATCTCTCACGGCCAGAGAGCCGAAAGAAAGCGCCAAGGCTTTTGCGATGTCTCCTCCGTCGGTAACGGCGAAGGCCGAAATTCTCCCGAGCGGGACGTGTAGGAGCAGGGAGCTCGCGACCAGGGACGCCAGGCTCCCCGCGAAGAAATAGAAAAAGCCTGCCGCGCAATTAAGGAAAAGGCCGGGCCCATCGAGAATTCTTTCGACCGGGAGCAGCTGCTCGATGCCGAGGACCAAGAGAAATAGCCAAAACGCGGCCCACATCCTGCCCCCCATAATGCCGACAATCTGGTGGAGTAGCATCATTGTTTTCTCTCAGCGGCCTTCGGCCGGCCGCCCTTTTTGCCATTCTTCCGGGCCGCCGCGGATTTGCGACCGCTCTTCGCCGATCCACCGAGTTTTCCTAGAGCGACCGCCGCGGGATTCTTCATGCGCGGAATCCTATACCCGAGCGCTTGGGTTTGTCAAGCGAACGGACGGCGAATGAAGTTCGGTGCCATCCTGGTGCCAACGCGACGAACTCTCCCGCTCCGCGCCGCATGCTGATTTTCGAAATTTGCATTGTTTACTTCTCCCGCACTATCCCGCACGCACGCGCGAAGGATTATGAGTCCGCTGCTCTAACCAGCTGAGCTACGGGCCCGTGGCATGAAACTGAAGGATTTGCTGCGCTTTGCTCCTACGCTGCAGCGCTCTGGTGCCGTCCTGGTGCCAGTTGGCGGATACCAGCTTTCCCACGGCCGACTGCAGGTGATCGGGCGACAGGTGCGCGTAACGCATGGTCGTCACGATCGAGCGGTGCCCGAGAAGCTTCTGCACCGTGCTCAGATCGACGCCCGCCATCACCAGGCGCGACGCAAAGGTATGCCTCAGATCGTGCCAGCGAAAATTGTCTACCTTCGCACTTTCGCAGGCCTCTTCGAACCATCGCCGCCAATCCTGCTGATCGTCCCGCCGCTTATCCGGGCAGACGAACTTTGAGCCGTTGGAAATTTCCCAAAGAATTTCGAGCGCGTCCTTCGCCACGGAATTCAGGACCACGAAGCGCCGGCCTGTCTTTCCATGAACCGTGAGGATCCCGCGCTCGAGGTCAACGTCGGCCCAGGCGAGCCCGTATTGCTCGCCTCGCCTCATGCCGGTGTGAAGCGCCAGGTCCATTTCGGCCTCGCGTTCCGCGGAGATCGCGCGCACCGCCTTTCGCAAAGCTTCCTCTTCGCCGGCGCTGAGAAAGCGGACACGATGCTCGTTTTCCTGGAACCGGCCTACTTTGGCGACCGGGTTTGTCCTACTTTTCCCTGTGCGCACGCCGAAAGAAAAAATGCTGCTGAGCAGCGATCTATAGCGATTAAGTGTGGAAGTCGACCGCCCTTTTTCTCGGAGTGCGGCCAGGAAGGATTCGATCTTCGCCGGCGAGATCCCGCTGGCCGGCATTTCGCCGAAGACTTCTTTCACCGCGGCGAGCCTTAGTTTGTCGGTTTTCCAGGAGCGCGGCGCCAGGCGGAGCTTCTTATTGGCCAGCGCATCTTCGGCCAGCTCGCGAAACTTAAGTTTCGTTCCCGATCGCGGCGCCGCGAAGCGTCCATCTCTCACTTCCGATCGCCGCTGGATATAAGCGTTAAGGGCTACGCTCTCCCGGCCGATCTTTTCGCGGTGCCGATGGCCATCGGAATCGTAGTAATTGATCCACCAGATTCCCGAGCCCTTGGGACGTTCGAATACGCCGCGCTGGGGAGCATGTTCAGGCACGGGAAGACTCCGCATATCGCGCCGCGCGTTCGGAGACGTATTCCACGACGCGTTCGATGACACTTGAAGGCGCGTTTCCGAAAATCACTCGCAGGCCGGTGAAGGTCTGCTCCTGGGTTTCGGCGCTGACCCGAGAGATACCTACCATGGCGACGGGACGCTGCGGCGTCTGCGCTTTGAGGTTGGCAAGCGATCCGGCCTCGCGATAGCGATCGAGCGCCCAAACGAAAAGTTCTCGCCCGAAATCAGTGCGCGTGGTGGTGCGCCCCGTGAGGCTCTGCTCACGCGCGGCCAGTTCATCGATCTCCGGCCCATTCTGCTTGCCCAGCCAGATGTTGAGCTGACTCTTTTTGCGGTCCTTAACCGTGTCCGCCTTGCGGGGAGCATGCTTCGATTTAGGCACGAGAGATTACCACAAGCATCCTCAGACTTTATGTACTTTTTTGCTTGACATGCAAGTCTAGACTATCTAGACTGCGCGGCATGGCGAGGATAGGAAGGCCCCCAAAATCCGCGACGAAGCGCAAATCCTTCCAGACGGCTGTCCGGATCGATATCGAACTTCGTCGCCAGCTCGAACAGCTCGCGGAACGAGACGGACGCGATCTTTCCGATCACATGCGTGACGCGCTGAAGGAATACGTCCAGCGGAAGGTAGCGTAAATGGATCCGGCGCCGAAGGTTCTTTATTCGCGGGCAGAGGCGGCGCGCGCCCTGGCGCTGTCACTCTCTACGCTCAACGTGATGATCGGTAGCGGAATGCTGCGCGCGGTTCACCTGGGGCGGCGGGTGCTGATTCACCGCGACGAGATCGAGAAATGCGGCCGGCGCATTGCGCAGCAGGATTCGCCGTCCGTGTGGCCCGAAAAGCTCAACGGCAAGACGCGCAACAGGGCGGTGGCGTGATGGCGTATCTGACGGCGCACGAGGATCCCGAGCTGCTCCCCTGGCTTTTGGGAATCGCGAATGAAAAACCGACTCCTGCGGGCGACTTTCTGGACTCGCTGGCCGAGGCCGCACTGCGTGCTGATTCGGCGAACTATTGCATTCTGCGTCCGGCTTTGCAGCAGATCCGAGAGAAGTATCCGAAGTATGAAGATCCCGGGGCAGAGACGGTATGAGGATTTCCCTCCCAGGGAACGGGCGCGGCGATCGACGTGAGCTGGCACTGGACGGCCCACTTCGCACCCAGCGCCGCGCCCGAGAATTTCGGGGCGAAGGCCGCGCAGCGTGTCGGCCCCGGGCGCTCCGAATCGCAGAGCGGAGATCTAATCGCAATCGGATCTCCGCTCTCCTAAATAAAGTCCTGAAGTGCGATCCGGCGAAGCTCTTACGCCTGGCGCCGAGCACGCGAAGCCGCTTGCTGGCCCATGCCTACGCGATGGCCGGCTACGGAAGACGCCGATGACGATCAGCCCATTTCAAGGTAGGTCGAAAGAAGTGGTGATCCGCACGAAAGCGGAAGCTGAACTCGCTTTGCGCGAGCATCGCAGGGAAACGCACGGCACCGAAGATTTGGATGAGTTCTTCGACTGCTCCGCCTGCGGAGTACTCGAGCGGCGATTAGAGAACGCGCTGGACGTTGGCGATCTTGTGGACTCGGGGACCGGGGGATGAAATGGCGGACCTGAAAGCTCCGTGCGAGGAATGCGGTCACCCTATCGAGGAACACGGGATCGAGGGATGCGAGCACGGGCTCGGCGAACTTTGCGGATGCCAGGCGTGGACGACGGAAATCGAGGACGACGCGGTGCAGATCCTCGACGCGCTCCACGAGGAAAGAATCGATCGGCTTTTGGGAGGCGAACATGGCCAGAAATAATACGCGGCAATCACTGCGACGAAAGGATTCTCCGAAGCGCTTGATGCGCGCGCAGCCGGCGGCGAAGCCGGAACAGGAAGTGCTATCGCGATGCGGCCGCCTGGCGCGCGCCAAGGGCCTGCCCACCGTGATCACGCCGGAAGAAGTTCGCGCGGCCTGAACCCATTTCGAGGATCGAATTCCTCAAACATGCGGGAAAAAATCTCAAGCGCCGAACGCATCCGGTGCGCTAGGGCGGACTCTTGCCTGAATTTTGTATCGATTGCAAAGACACGGGACGGCTGGTCGCTCCGGAATATCGGATTAACGGCCGAGGATTCTGCAAGAGGCATTACGCGAGCAGGCTCGGCCAGCCGCCGCGCGAAAAGGAGAACAAAGTGCCAAAAAGAATCGAGGTTGATTGGGACGCCGTCCAGCGCGATCGCGACGCCGGCATTCCGGTGTCCGATCTGGTAGGGAAGTACAAAGTCTCGAATCCGACTATCTACACGCGAACGCACGCAAACGGAAAAACGCGCCGACCGACCGACCGACCGACCGACCGACCGACCGACCGAAGAAAAACTACATCGAAGGGCCGCATGAACCACGGGGGCGGCTTCAATGGATTGCTCGCGGTCGAGCTCGCATCGCTTCGGCAAAAGCGGGATGCGCTAACGGAAATCATCGAGCGCATGGAGGCTATTTCGAAATGAAGGATAAGGCGGCGTGAGACGCGCGCACCCGTTTATCGGGAAGACGCATGACGAGCTCGACGGCCGCCGCTGGAAAGGCGGACGCGCCAAAGGGTTGGGGCCGGCCGAGCACCTACTCGATGTTCTGAAGGCAAAGCAGACCAGCCCGGACGGGAAGGTCTATTACCACCGGACGATCACATACAAGTGGATCCGGTCGCTCGTTCCTAATCCCCCTCCGGCACGGACGCTGCGTCGCTGGATGGCAATTCTAGTGGAGCGCGGGGAAGTGGTTTCGCTTCGCCGGCGCGAGGGATTCAAACTGCGGCTTACGAACTCACGGAAGTGGGCCACGCAGCTTTCCCTGTTCGCGCCGCCAGCGGTGCGCGTCTTTCCGTCGGTCCGCGATCGAGATCGCGAGGTACTGCAGTCTCGGTCTGTGGAAAAACCTGTGGATTACCAGTATCGAGATAGGCCAAAAGTGGCCAGTCAGAGTGGCCACAAGTGGCCGCACAAAGAAGTTAGAGAACCCACCACCGAAACAAGCAACACCCGCGCGCAAAAGCCGCGCGCGATTTCCCAGGGCCAGAAAATGGCGGCGCGGCGGATCCTGGGTGAAATCGACCGAATTTGCGAAATCTATGCCGGCTCGTTCGATCCCGCGGACCTGGCGCGGCGCGATCAGCGGATCGATCTGCTCTACGCGGAGCTGCAGACGACGGGCTGGCAAGAGGAGCGCGCGGGATGAGCGGCGACGAGCGGCGGACGTACAACCGGCTCTATATGCGCGAGTGGCGTCGGGAAAATCCGACGAGAGTGAAGCTGCTTTATAGGAAATATTACGAAGCGCGGCAACGCCAGAAAATCGAGTTGCGTAGGTGCTTTGGGTGCGGAAGGGCGCTGCGAAAACTTCATATCGTCGAGCGATTGGTGATAGCGGAGCGAGGATTCACTCGCGCTCGAAAGCTCTGGTGCGGAGAATGCTGAAAATCTCAATTCGAGCGCGAGCGAAGTGCAGGAAGCATCCGAAGTTCGATCCGATGCACGGCGAGGCGGCGATCAAAGGCGGCTGCGTCACGTGCCGAGAAATCATGGATCTCTGGATCCTGGCGCGCGCCGCGGCGAAAACACTCTCCGAACGCATCGAGCGATTGAACTACGACCACAACATCGAAACGGAGTGGCACGACTAAGGAGGAGCGAATGCCGATGGATCAGTGGTACGAAATGGCGCTGAACTTCCTGATGACCAACGAGGAGAACGCGACTGTCGAAACGGTCAGGCTGCTCGCCGGATTGCTTAAATCCGTCGATGAGAATGCGCGCGCCGACGTGCGCGCGCCGAGAGCCGCCGAGAGCCGCGGATGAACGACGTGATCGTGTGCGGGTTTTGGATCAATCGGAATCCGTGCGTATCGGCGGTGCGGGCGCGGTGCTCGCACTGCCCGGAAGAAATCACCGTGGTCGATCGCCTGCTGCTCGGCGCCGGCGAGCTGGTCTGCCCTGGCTGCTTTCTGCGAATGGCGGACGACATAAAACTCCGCTGCGACGATGCCCGCACGATCAATATCGCGCTGGGAGTGGCGGAATTCCTGGTGAAGCAGCACAAGCGCGCCCTCGCGATCGCGGCGGGCTGAAACAAAATGGAGATGCGAGTGAAAATACATATCCGAGATTACGAGGACGTGCAAGGCGATCCGCCGGCGAGCGATCCGCCGGACAGTCTGCTCTATCGGTTCCACTTCGCCGAAAAGCGACGCGCCCGACGCTGGGAGCTCACAAGGGTGATCTCCGCGTGGATCCTGTGCGGCGTGGCGATCGCCGCCGTATGCCTGGCGGCGCTGCGATAAAAAGAAAGGCTGAAACTAATGATCGAATTTGACTTTGAAATCAAGCTGAGAGTGAAAGTG